AGATCGTCAAGGATTGTACCATCTTCTATCTTTTCCACAAGAGGTTTTCCGTACACGGTATTTAGGCAATGCAACTCGTAGTCTGGCAGCGGATATCCTGTCATTGGATTTACCCACTTGTTGATGTTCTCGGTTCGCTTTGGACCAACACACAATCCAATCACTTTACCTACTCTGATACTGTACCGATGTATTCCTCGGAGAATGGCAGCAAAGTGAACTCCACTACCCACAGGAACAACTAATTGATCCAACTGGTTCGGTAGGTTGCCTGTCTGACTCTCAATACCATCAATGATTGCGTCTTCTCTGTTTTCAATGTTATGGGTAAAGACTGCATCGTACAAGTTTTCAGTCTTAGCAATCTCTCGCATTCTAGCAAGCACAGGACCGTGCATACCAGTACCACACACATTTCGTACATCCGCTCCAAGTGCTTTGGCATAACGCATCATGTGATGATTGTCTACGGTATCGGGGGAACTTCCACCAATGCAAATGGTGCATGGTATGTTCAGGTCTTTGCACACTCTGGCTATGATTGTTCCTGTAGTGGAATGAACCTGCGAATGAGTGATCACTCCGCTATACTTGCTACGCAATTCCTCTTGTATGGGATACAGCAACTGGATTGCTTGTCTAACTTTACCACCATTCACATCTCCCGCCCCATACGGGGTGTACATATCATCCCGCTTGTAGAACACGCCCCCCACATACTGCACAGGAGTGCGATTCATCACATGGGCGGGAAATCTATTTGAAACCTCGTACTCTGTTTTCATATAGGTAAAGATGCCTTAGAATGATTGAATGTAGGATCGTAGAACTTTTCTTCCAGTTCACATCCCCACCACTTGCGACCAGTAGTGCTGGCAGCAAGCAGAACAGGGGCAACACCCGCAAACGGATCTACAACCAAATCTCCTGGCTTGGTAAGGTTTTCAATCACATACTTGCAGAAGTCTTGCGACCACACAGATTGATTTAGTACCTTCTCTTGCTGATCCACATAGATGTCTCGTAGCCAGTCTCCCTTGCGGTGGATCACTCCCTCGCTTGTATACACAAGCATATGTTGGAAAGTGAAGTAGTACATATCGCGCTTGCCCACTTCGTTTCTGACCACAACTTTGTAGTCCTTCAGATGAAGTCCCTCGTTCTCTAGGCATTGCGCGTACCACATATGATTCGACAGAATGAAACCATTCACCCTACGATCAGTCTGGCACACCACAACAAAGCCAGTAGGTTTCACAATACGAGCAAACTCCTGCATTGCCTTCTGCTGAAACAGCCGATACGAATCAGTCTCGTCTTTACCAAACGGAGTCTGAGACAGGTCTGGGCATGAGGTAAACACTAGGTCTACTGATTCGGATGGGATACTAGGCAGATAGTCAAAGGCATCACCTAGCACATATGAGTTCTCTTGAAATTTTGTCATGGTGTAATCCTACTGAAGTTGTTCTTCTTCTCAAACGACATGGTGTGTTCAAACTTGTCTACCAACTGGTCTGCCTTGTGAGAGATCACAAACACATTCGCATTGATACCAAAGGAGTGGAGAATCTTCATAAACTCTTCAGTTCCTGCGGTGTCTAGCGATGAATCGAACACCTCGTCCAAGATGAGCAGATTGGTGTTTGCGCTGTTCTTGATTCGTGCAATCTCACGCCACGCGAGAAGCAAAGCCAAATCAATACGCATCTTTTCACCCTCGCTGAAACTCATATACGAGAAGGTATCGCGGTGTCTACTCTTGATGGTTTCATTGAACTCTTCGTCAAGTGTAAAGTTGGCAAAGAAATCCATCGTGTTCAGATACTTGTTGATGGTCTTGTTGATGATGGGTAGATAGTAGCGAATGATCTTTGCCTTGATGCCGCTATCCTTCAGTAGCGATGCTGCTACACTATAGTAGTGCATCTCTTCCACCAGGCTATTCTTGGATGACTCGTTCTTGTTCAAGTCTCCCTCGAAATCCACCAATCGCTTCTGATGATCCGTGTCTTCAGTTTCCTTGTTCTGAATGGCTTTGTTCTCTTTGCTGAGTTTACCGATGTAGGAGTTGCACGCCGTGATGGTGCTGTTCGCCTCCATCGTCTGCGTGTTCAGCGTTTCTAGTTCGGTAGATATCTCTTCATACTCTTCAATCTGAGTTCGCTTGGTTTCAATCTCGCTAACAATGGCACCAACTGCTTCGTTCAGTTCACCCTGCTTGCTTTTCTTCTTGCACAGTAATCCGTGAATAGGTTGACTAGCCTTGTCGATGGACTGATGACAAGTGGGGCATACCTCATTGTTGTCAAAGAATGACAACTCCTCTCCTACCTTTTTGCGATTGGACTCTAGTTGCTTATGAAAGGTTTCTAGTTTAGTGATCTGCTTTAGCAAAGCAACCTTTCCTTGTAACTTGACCTTTACTTTCTGAATCTGCTCATTCAGGACAATCAGTTCTTCCTGCTTATCTTCAATCAACGATTCAGAGCGGGCGATCTCTTTCAGATTTCCTTGCACCTGTTCGTCAGTCTTGCTCTTTAGTCCTGCGATCAAGTCTTTCTGAGCGCGAATAGATTCGCGTAGAATTGCGATCTTGCGTTCGTTGTCTGCAATCTCTTCTTTGAGAGTAGACATCTTTGCCTTGAGAATAGTGTTCATGGTAGAGAACACATTGATGTCAAGGATATCTTCAATCACAGCACGGCGATCAGATGCCGGCAACTGCATGAATGGTACAAATGAAGAACTGCCTAGAATCACCACCTGAGTGAATGACTTGTAGTTCATTTTCAGAACCTGCTCTTCAAGCATCTTCTGATAGTCCTTTGTGGTGGCGTGCTGATCCATCAGGTTGCCGTTCTTCCATACCTCAAAGCGGTTTGGTTTGATACCACGAACTACGCGGTAGGAATCATTGGCGATGGTGAACTCCACTTCCACCAAGCAATCTTTCTCATTGATGCTGTTCACCAACTGAGGAAGATTGATCTTCCTGAATGGCTTTCCGAACAATCCAAAGGTGATGGAATCGAGCAGAGCAAACGACTTACCATGCCCATTGCTGCCTGAAACAAGCACCATCTTGGCTTTGTTCAGTTGAATCTCGGTGAAGTTATTTCCGAACGATCCAAAGTTCTTGAATCGAACCTTCGTGAAGGTAATCATACAGACAGACTCTCCATGTACAGATCGCGCACGATGCGCTTCAGCATGGACTTGTCATGCACTTCTTCCATACCATCAATCTCTTTGTTGATTAGACCAAGCGTGTCTAGTGCCATATCTGCTGCGGGTTCGCCTGTACTGGTGTCCGGGTTCTGTTCGACAATGGTTACACCCAAGGCAGGGGCGGTATAGATGCCATCCAAGAACTTGTCAAACACATATGGCTTAGTCTTGGCATCCACGAACACCTTTACAAAGGTGTTTGCATACCGCGAGAAGTCTGCGTTCTCTAGCAGTTTGCTGTAGTCATGCCGCGAATCATCGTATCGAATGGCATGAAACATCTTGTGGGGGTTCTCAACGAACTCCAGTTCGCGGGTTTCAGTATCAAGCACATGGAATCCCTTGCGGTCTTCCAAGTCGCTGAAGGTGATCTGATACTGCGTACCCAAATACTGCACATTTCCCCCTCCGTGCTTGTGATGGAAGTGGCCCGACAGAACCATCTCATAGCGGGTAAGCAGATTAGCAGGCATCCCGCCTTCAAATTTTACCCCACGCATAACCTGATAGCCTTCCAGTTCAAAGTGTCCGCATATCACAGGACACTTGCTCTTCTTGATAAAGCGTAGGAAATCTTCGTGGTTGTTCTTGTTGATCCATGGCACCATCGCAACGCGCAGAGAGCCAAACTGCAACTCAATCGGCTCTTCGTAAATGATGAAGTTGGTATAGCGTTCTCCAAACAGTTCCTTTGGAGAGTTCACTAGGTTGGTGTTCTTGTAGTACACATCGTGATTGCCGAGAATGCAATGCACGGTCATGCCACGCTGTAACAGCGGCTCCATGAACCTCGTTCGCACCTGATTCAGCGTTTGGAAGTTCACGAACTTGCGGCGATCTAACAAATCACCCAAGTGCAGCACGGTGTCAATGCCGTGCTTGTCGCAGTAAGGAAAGAACACCTCATCAAAGAACTTGAAGAAGTACTCACCAAATACTGGCGAATCAGACCTGGCGCCAAAGTGCGTATCGTTGATAATGGCTAGTTTCATAGTGAACTACTCACATCCAAAGTATACACCCTGTTTTATACATCGTCAAGTCTATTGTGATTTGCCTTCTTAGATTTCTTGCCTTTTTTGCGTGGAGTATCAGACTTAGAAAACTTGGCGATATCTGTTTGCGAGAGATGAAAGAACTCAGCAACAGGATCGTCAGTATTGCCATCGTTAGAGTCAAGCAGATTGCGGCGAACTTTGCCTGTCTTATCTGCCGCTTCTAGCATCTTGTATCGGATGTACATTTGCTTTTTCTCTTTGGCAATTCTGCGTAGAAAGGCAAAGTAGATGATCTGCGTGAAGTACGAGAACGGATTCTTAGACTTGCTTGGATCGAAGTTACTGGCATACATCAAGCAGTTCTCAATGCCATCGCCAATCATCTCTTCTCGGTAAGGATAGTTGATGAAGTTTGGTCGATAAGACAAGTGTGTGGCAATGTCTAGAAAGCATTTGCCAATGTAGTCTGTTACGGGAGGTGTCTTTCTATCTGCGGCGCGTTCTACGCTAACGCATTCCTTCCACTTCACCATCTCTGCATAGAACACCTTGTTATCAATGTAATGCCCAGACTTGGTTTCATCTTCTATCTCTTGCTCTATCTCTTGCGAGTCTATCTCCAACTCGTCTTCATTTGTTTCGGTTTTTGGTTTGCGCTTTTTCATATGTCTCCATTTCGATGACAAGTATATCACAGTTTCACAATGGCGCTAGTCTGTAAGAAAAAGTATTGAATTTCTTGCAGGCATTGCTTGCACTTCCTCTACATAGAGTGAAGGTTTCACGGTCCATAGTATACTAGAAGTAGTCACGAGGATCAGGCGACCAATCGTTTGGTCTGTTACCGTACTCCTTATCAGGACCACCATTCTTCTCTTCAGTAGGAAGTTGCTCAGGTTCAGATGCTTCTGCCTGTTCCATCTGTTCACTTTCTATGCGACCTTCTTCGATCATCTCAGGGGTAACCTCTCCATTTTTGATTTGATCCAAAAGTTCTTGCATGAAAGAAGCACCTGCTTCCAAATCAACCTGTTCGGTTGCACTCATCCTAAAGATGCCACCATTCTTTAGAACCATGAGATAATGGGCAACTGCTTTGTCGCTTGGGGCCATGCAATCCAAGATATGTGCTTTTGGCAAAGAAATAACTCCATCCTTTGTCCAGTTTATCCATTTCTTCATCAGAAGTCGCTCGTCCCTAGGCACTCCATTTTGGTCAATGAGCGTGAGTGTTTCCAAAGTGAATGGATTTTCTAATACCATGCGAGTCTTGGTTACACCGCGTACAACAGCGATGATATCATCGCCAGTCTTTAGTTTGATTATGGTTGGATCGCTGAATTCCATTGCGCCTCCTAGAGTTTTATTGTGACCGTGCTGTAGTCAAACTTCTCGGTTGCGTAGATTTTTATACGCTCTAAGAAGTGATTCAAGGTGAAGTTCACCTTAGATTTCCACCGCAGATCATCTGCCACATCATATAGTCTGGCTCTTTCTTTATGCTCCGACTTGCGGAGTTGACGACCGATACTCTGAAGCACCCTGATCCTACTCTTGGATGGGGATGCGAACACTATGTTATGTAGTCTTCTGATGGAGACTCCGGTGCTGAAGGTTCCATAGGACGCTACGATTATGGCATTGTCTTTGGTTTCCGCAATGGTACGCACATACTCGCGTTGCTCAACATCCGTCCCTCCGAACACGAAAAACACTTCCTTTCCTAGCGTTTTGCCTTGTGCGAGGATCATGTCATGCAGGGGTTTACCGTGCTTCTCCACATATTGAAACAGCACTAGCGTATTGCCTTTGGTCTTACACGCCAAGTTTGTAATGAACTTGTTGCGCTTGGGGTGAGAAACCAAGAAGTCGATTTCCTCTTGATAACGCATGGCTTTTACTGCTTTGCAGTCCTCGTCAGAATACTTCAAAGTGATACAGTCAATGGTGAAGTCGCTGAGTAGTTTCTGCTTGATGAGTTCTGTGGTGCTTGTGACCTTGTGAACAGCACCAAACAGTCCCTCGATGATGAGGCGATGCGTCTGCGTACCGTCGAGGGTTCCTGTGGTGCCTATGCGGAACTCACAGTCGATCAGGCGAGACATGATAGTTGCCAGCGACTTCGCTTTGTACAGGTGACATTCATCACCGAATACCGATCCGAACTGCTGAAACCACTTTACTGGTTGCTTGTAGATGCTCTGCCAGGTGGTAATAACCACTTGTTTTTCCGTAGTTTTGCTCTGCCCCGCAAAAATCTTGTGAATGTTCTTCGCTGCCTTCCAAGACTTGTCAGCAGACGAGTAGTCAATGAAATCATTTTCCATCTGCGCCACAAGTGATGTGGTGGGAACAATGATGAGAACCTTTCGCTTGTCTTCTTCCAATCGTCGCCGCATCAGCGTGTAAATAATAAGACTTTTTCCTGAACCAGTGGGAGATAATAACAAGCATCTTTCTCGATTTAGAGCATGACAAACAGCGTCCACTTGATGTTGGTGAGGATCAATTGGGTTGCCGGCTGCTACTAATTTCAGGGTTTTCATGTATTCGCGCACATCTTCGTGCGTCCATGAGTCTTGCACTTCAGGAAACGAAACACCTACCCAGTAGTTTCGTTCAGTTGCAAACGACTTTACATAGTCAAGTAGTCCACAGTACAGTTCTTGCGAGTGTAGGTTATACATTCTGATCTTGCCGTCCCACATTCTACTGCGATAAGCAGGCATGAATTGAAATCCAGGCACTTTGAATGTAAAGAAGTCTGAGAGTTCTTGTGCAACACTCTTGCTACCGCAATCAACCTTCAGATACACAGAGTTCTTTTTGCTGACAATGATACTCTCCATAGTAGTATTTATGGAGTCCATTGCTTCCCCCTGACGCGCACGGAAACCGTTTGAACTTGGAACACTACTCCAGACCACAATACACATCTGATTCCTGACTCGCATAGCATTTGCCATCCATGTTCTATGCTTGCTCGTCTAGGCATATTTGTATCAGATGCATACAAATCAAGCATTTCCCGATGAGCAACCAACTGAGTGATTCCTGCTTGAATCAATCCTCTAGCGCATTCTACACACGGAGGCAGCGTCACATAAGCATGACATCCTGTGGTGGATAATACGCTTTGGCAACAACGATACAGAGCGTTTCTCTCTGCGTGTTCCATGTAGATGGTTTTCTGAGAAGGATCATTGAGTCTGTCTTTGGTAAGTTGTAGTCCTTCAGGTAGAGCATTTGATGCTCCTGCAATGACACCCATCGTTGGATGCACAATGACGCATCCGACTTGAGTGGAAGGATCAGGACTATGTTGAGCAAATCGATATGCTTGCTTCAAGTACGAAGCAAATACCGCTCCTTCTCCAACAAATCCTGTGATGGTTTGCATTATGCTCCGTGTGTGAATTTCTTCCACTCAATTGCACTACGGATGTTCCAGTGCAGATTTCCAACGGCTTTGATAACACCTGTGAGGAATTCAACCTTCTCTTCACAGAATGCGAGTTTGGTCAAAATGGTAGCCAGGTCTGCATCGCTTTCCAAGTACTTGTCTAGATCTTGTCGTAGAATCTTCAGGTGAAATGGTTCCCATCCAAGTTCTGTAAGACGCTCTTCGCTCATTCTGCCAGAGTAGTACTCCCACTTGTCACGCTTGAGAGCAGAGAGTTCTAGTTTGAGTTTGCGAAGCACTAGTTTCTCATCCATCAGCAAATTCAAGTACTTGGAGTGCAATTGCGGCACCAAGAGAGATGCAATGTCGAGTTCTGTTGGATCAACGGTCAAGTCTTTTTTGACCATGGCACGAAGTTCTTCTAGTTTCATTACGAAATCATACCTCACGCGGCAAACAAGTCAAGGCGTTTCTACTGTAAAGTACTCAAATGCAAATGTGGCAGTTGCAGTCAATGCCTCGGGATTATCACTACCGCTATCGAAATCCAAAGAGGATAGTTCTTTAGGAAACATATTGTGGAACTTGAATCTACGAACCACATTGTTGGCACTACTGAATACAAACATGGTGCCTTCGTCCAGTTGTGCTTCTGAGTCTCGTGTTACATTTCTCACAAACGGCTTTACAGTTTCCCAATCATCCACCACGCGCAAAGTCTGAAGCCAACTGTATATCTCTAACCAGTTGTGCATGGTTTCGTCTACCAAAAACTTGATCTGTAGATCCTCAAATTGTAGGTTCTGAGAGGGAACCTTCAGCGTTCTACCGCTGCGAGGATTGTTGGCAACAACTTCTGCCACAGACACGCCTGGAATGTTTGCAGTTTGACAATTGTATGTCACGCCTGGAACTCTCATCAGCGATAACTTGAACGCTGTGGGAAACAGGTAGTTTTCTACTTGAGATTTGCTGTGTTCAAAATTGGCCATCTTCCCTCCATTCTATGTATCCAAAAACAAAGCGGGGAGGATTTCTCCCCCCCGCCTGTTTGGTTTCAGTAACCTAACTATCAGCCAGAGATGTTGCTTACCGCAAAGATACGGAAGTATCTGTTGTTGCGGGTCAGCGCAGTCACTCCACCGATATTGATGTCGATGGCTCCACTCGACGGATCCACATTGTATGGGTTTGTTGCCATACCGTAGCGAGTCTTGAACGCGATCTTGGGCTGGAATGTGTTGGTGTCAACTGCACGCACCATCTGTAGCGGTACATATGGGCAATAGAAGATACCTGCGTCATATGGGTTGCTTCCCTTGTAACCAACCATGCAGTAGTCTGCGGTCACGAAAGGATCCACATACACCTTGATGCGGCCGTTCAGAGTACCCACGAACAGATCACCTGTTTCGTCAGGCATTGCAACGCTGTTGCTGTTGAATGGGCTGCTGTAGTCAAGCAGACCGGCGAGCGACAGAGCGGATGCAACATTGGTGCTGCATACGAGGAAGTTGCCCTTGCCGCGGCGAGTTGCTCTGGCAATT